AACAGGAGATAATGCTGCTAGCGCAAACCAACAATTTATGGGAGAACTGCATGAATTAGCAGTAATCAATAGGTCAAAGGACAGGTTTCAGTCTCTTTCGAATATCGTAACCAACTTAAATAACCTCTTAATGTATCTTAGGTTTGAGGAGACTGATGCTTAATGGCTCTAACTGTTCTCAATAAAGGTTCGACCACGGACACGAACACTAATTGTCCAACGAACCCTAAGATTAAAACAAACACCTCTGCTAGTTCATCTAAAAAACATTTTACTATTATTCATCCAGACGATAGTGAGAGTTTAACATTTGATGAAATCTCAGGTAGTGCAGGTCTTTTAACAGAATACACTAACTTAGCAACAACGCCCGGTCATATTGTTAAGCAATATAATGCCTTTACAGGAGATGGGGTCCAATTAAGTATTAACACTACTCACTATTGGTTTATTCTTTTGCATTCAGACGATGCAAATCAGCACCATTTTGCTAGAATTACTGAATCATTAACAGATGATGCGGCAGGAGACTCATTAGAATTTACTCCAAAGTTAGGTAAGGAAATCCCAAAAGGGACAAAATTTATGTTGTTTAAGGGGCCTCTTCTTACTTCAAATGCTATCGCTTTCTCTGCCGGTATTGATGATAGTCTCAGAAATGATTTAGTTTGTTCAAGGCCCCTTTTCTATATTGAAGAAACTAAAGTGAATAAAAAGGGAGAGTTGGACCACAACACAAAATACTTTGTTCAAAATAATTCAGCAACTAGTGGTTCATCTGTTACTGTTAACTCTTTAAAAACAGCATTTATGGTTGAACAAGATTTTTCAAATGCTGTTGTTGATTATAGTCCATATTCTTTACAGGTTACACTAACCGACGTTTTAAGAAATAAAGATGTAGCCGGGACTCCTGTTCCCCAAGAGTCTTCATATTCTCTGCCGACTGAAGACTTTACTGATTATGAGGATGTTTTCTATAATGCAAGAAGACAAGTTGATAATGACATTTCTGGAACAATTAATTTGACAGGCCCAACTCGTTATCTTCATTATGACTTTTCACCAACATTTTGTAATGCTGCGGTAGGTGTGATTGAAGCAGAAGTTACCGATGCTGTAGGTTCAAGGTCGGGTTTTGCAGATGTAAGAATTGTTGATAACAATAGAATTATTCCAAAAAAGGTTTCAGAGGAAGATGCGTTACGGGTTAGACATTTAGTTCATAGAGGGGATTTTTTTGATTGGTTTGAACTTAAAGCATCTTTAGATTCACATACAGGTTCTAGAACATACACGGTAACTAGTGATTATGATTTAACTGATTTTTTAAATGTTAATGATGAGGTTAAGGTAGGTTCTAGAATTTTAATTGTTGAGGCAATCACTTCAACAACGATTCAGTTTAACGAGTTTAGTAGACTAGAAACAGAAGGCGTGTTCACAAATTCAACTTCTTTGACAAGTTTAGGCCAAGAAAAATTATACAGGAGAGCATATAATTCAACTGATGGAACACTTCTAACTAAGTTTAACATTGTTGAAGGTAGGGACTATAACCTATCTGTTAGGTTCGCAACAAAGAACTTTAGATTTATCTATGCCTCGGTAACTAGTTCCGACAAAGATAAAGAGATGCTAACTTTAAATTTTTCTGGGGATGGATATGACACTAATCCTTTAAAATATCTTTTAGGTAACTATCAAATTTTTGTTGAAAGATTCGACGGAGCAGTTGAGTCTGTTGAATCTTCTAAACAAGCCGGACAAACTTATGTTAAACTTGAGGGGAGAAATAATCTGAGAAAACTCTTATCGCCTATTGTGAATTCTAATAAGTTATTTTCTAAAGACATGATTTATTCTTCTAGGTCATTTTATAATTCAGTTCAGGATTTAAGCAGGACGGTAGTTACTACAGGAAATTTCTTAACCGGAGATTCTAAAACCTTTGACATCAATTCAACAACAACTGATATTTCTTCAGGTGATGAACTATTCGGAAAGTTTTCAAACGGTAGTTTTGCTTACATTGGTGTAGTTAATACCTTTTCTTCAGTAACAGTTACATTAGTAGATAATGCTAAGTTTGGAAGTCACGGTAATAGCGTTTCCCTCTTTAAAAGATTATCGAAGTCATATGTTTTTAACAAAGCCTTGGCTGCAAATTATACTATTTCCCAAACCACCACAGCCTTAGAGGGCTCTGCTGATAAGGGTGTATTATTTGATTCGGGAACAAAACTAGACGCTAGTGGTAATGATGGAACTGCTCTTGTTGGAACATCAAGTGACGATGATGCTAATTCTTTGGGCTATCCTATTCATCACCCTTCTAATATGAAAAATGACAGATTTTTCCAAGCAAGACTTCAAAACACAGATGGAACAAATCAGACCTTTGACGTAGTAAATAGCCTTATTGATTTTTCTGTTCTAAATATTTCTCGCGGAGATACAGAAACGACTATTGAATTGGCTCCTTATGTTCCGCTTTCTCTCGGTCGAGTGGACACAAACAGCCAAAGCACAATAGAAAAAACTTTTTCAAGTATAGGAGTTACGGGTTCTATTTCTAATAGTAGGTCATTTAGTCCGACTTCATTAGCATTTTATTATAACTACGAAGAACCGGTTTATGTTGACGGTGTTTTCATTGGAAAGCATATTCATACCTCAACCACAGGAGCAGGAGTTAATACAATTTTCTTAGATAGAAGAGCAACATCTTCTGGTGGAAATCTTCAAAGAGTAACATCTGCTAATGACTTAGCACATTCTTTAGCATTTTTGAACGCTGCACATTTGCACGGAGGTAGGGTAGTTGGCTTGTTGAATCCAAAATATCAAGAGTCCCCTAGTGCAAATACCAATTTACTTTTTGAAGCACCCTTTTCTTTTTCAACAACAAATTTTGATAGTTACACTCATAAGTTTGGTAGTCCCCTATATAGAATTTTCAACTTAGAAAGAGGAAATGTTAACTATAAAACTCCTAAAAGGACAACTTGGTCGGAAGATTATGACTTAGATTATTATAATGAAATTATTTCAGAAATTGGATACTATGCCGATGCGTATAGATTTGGACCGGGACTACAAACGCTTCCTAATATTACGGGTGTTGGACAAACAGGTTCAGGGACGGAAAACCACCCATTAACAGAATCACAAGGATTCCAACCCGTTTCAGGTTCTAGATTCTTTGATACCAAATTTCACAAAAGTGGAAGTTCTGGTTCACCGGTGTATAAAGATGCTGATGCTATCGGAGGCGTAAGTCCTTTTCGTGGTCATGACGTTTTATATCAAATTGACCCTAAGGTTGCTAAAATGTTTTTGTTTGTAAATTCTGATCTTGAGCCGTATAGCGGTAAAAGAAAAGACAGTATTTTAAATCCTACCTTAACTAGAGAAATTACCAACTATTCTATTATGTTAAAGAGAGATACGAACACGATTAATTCATCAACTTCTAAAGACCACAGTTTAGCAGAGACTAGGATTCAATCTAACATTGATACTGATTATGAAACTTTTAACATTTCAAGTTCAGATTCTGTTACAGACCTTAAACAATTTGGATTGATGCGATTAACTGAATGTGTTTATGATTGGCATTTTAATCAAATTGACCCAGAGAACTTACCCGATAAAAAGGCTACACTTCCAAGACTCCAATATCAATTTACTGACCTTGCACAAACAACTTCTGTAGTTAGTAGCGTTTCGGATTACACCACCTCTTCGCCGTTTAAGATTACTGCGTCTAATGAGTCAAACTTTGCCAACGGTAATATCGTTTGTGATAGTAATGGCAATTTAATCGGAACTGTCTCAGGAACTCCGAGTGGCGGAGAGATTACATTAACGGCTATCGCTAATAAAACAAATAGTGGCGCATTCTATACTGGAAATCTCTTTAAAGTAACCGATGTTAAATATTCTCAAGTCGAAGGAAGAGGACTCAAGGATTCATTTGAATTTAGAACAGATATCCATATGCTAAAGGGTGCTGTTATTGATAAGGACAATTATGCTGATTACTTCAATACAAAATATGGTGGAACTTTACAGAGTCTTCTACGCTCTGATAAATCTAGTATTTTCTTACCGCCAAATTTAGGAGCGCCACTAAGTTTGCATAAGGCATCCTTCGCTGTGAACACATCTCAAGTTTTAGGCATTTATCAACAATGTGGTTCTTCGTCTAATGCAGAACACGATTTCTTAACTAATGAGATGTTACCTCTATTCTTGGATAGATTTAGCATTGAGGATTCAACCAATAATCTAACTCCCGGAACGGTTTCTCCTAAGTTAAGTGCAATTGATACTGCTTTTAGTAATCTATATAATTTTACTCTAGTTGGCCTCATCAATGGACAGAAATTTTACAGATATAAAGACTTCGAAAAGACGGCCAATAGTGGAGAAGATTCTGATGGTGCTTATATTGGAATGAAATTTAGACTAAAACTAAATACCGCTGAATCAGGAATTACAGAAACTCAATTGAGTAATGAAGTGGGCGACGGTAATTTATTTAAATACGAAATTGAAACTGCTGACTTCGATGAGCACTATTGGTTAAACTTAATCAATGGTCTTTCTGGTTGTTACTTGGTATCAGAACAGGGAACATTTGAAGAAATTAGATATGAAGGAACAGGCTATACGGATAACTCTGCACTTCAAGATGAACAAGTATCAATCAACGAAATGAACCCAGATAAGATTGCATATGTTTTGTCACATGAAATTGATACATCAGACAGCACTCTAACCCATATCATTATCACAGACAAACAATTGGCTAATGATTACTTTAGAATTATGCAACCCAACCACGTTTGCACCTATGATTTCACACCTAAAACTATTGAGTTGAATAAGTTATCATCCAGATACACTAAAATGAATGGGAGAAACAGAACTTATGATAGCATTTCTTCATACTTAGTTAAAGAAAAGGAAGCCGGCCCGTTTATTGTTCACAATACAGATTTAAATCAGGGTGGTTCTGAAGCGGCTTTATCCATGTATGTTATTGCTGATTTGGAAAGAAAATCTTCTTCTGAAGAGAATGTAGTCTATCGAACTGCTGCAAATATCAAAACTTGTGTTCCACAGGGTTTCTATCAAATGTGTGTTTCTGACGGAGTTACTACATATAAAACTTCTTTAACTTCCAAGGATTCTGAATTAGGAACTGCTTTCTCTTTCTCTGAAATGAAAAAGACATTGGGTGTTCCCTCTGTTTCTGAAGTCTTTACATTAACTGTTCCAAACCAAGTAAGAGGTAATTTCAAAAGAGCAAATATTGGGGTCGGTGTAACTATTGGTCATGAATCTGAAAGGATTGTGAATGACTTATTGGAAGAAAATGATATTTCTTTTGACCTAACAACTCAAGCCTATCCTCGTTTTGCTTCGCCAAATTTCCAAGGGGTTGATTTACTTTCAGCCATTAACTATATTACTAAAAAGAAAGAACTTAGATTAGTTGAGGAAGATGGGGTATTTAAGGTAAAACCCAAGAAAGACAATACCCACTATACCGATGTTGTCTTATCAGATTTTGGAGAATACCAAATCTTTGATTTTAAGAACGAATCAACAACTTTCGATAAATACAATGAAATTATTGTTTTTGGAAGGCAACACAAAACTGTTAGAAAAAATCTTAGAGATATCAAGAAAAATGGAAAGAAAACCTTAGAGGTATTTGAAAGAGAACTTGCCTCTCAAAGCGATGTTGATGATAGAGCAACAGAACTTTTCTTATTACATACTAGAGCAAATAAAAAATTAATTTTAGAAGTTGGTCATAAAGGTATTTCTCAACTCAGGCCCGGAGACATCATCAATGTTGAAATTAGAAGAGAAAACATCCCACTTAATCAATATTACGTTCTTGAAGTAAAACACTTACTTACAGGAAATATGGTTCTAGAGTTAGGCCTTTTCTCAAAGAAATTAGAAGACAGATTTGCCGAATTACTTCTGAGTAATAGACAAACTAACACCACTATCCGAGAACAAGCATTTAATGAAAATACTTCTACATTTGATGTGTTAGAAACACTTAAGGTCAAACCCCTGCGTCTGCTTGTTAGGAAGAGGGCGTCCGCAGGTGCGACACTTGGTTTTGGAATTACTCTAGGTTTTGGCTCAACCTTTAGTGGATTAGGGACGATTACAGAAACAGATTTAGTGGATGTGGAATATTGATTACCGATGACCTTAGATTTCAATTAGCCAAATACATTAAAGATAATGTTGATGGTGGTAAAATTGGATTAGGTGGTAACTCTACTAGCCCTGCCGCTACTGATTTAGATGTTCCTATTGGTTCAATTACAGTTACAGTAACTAAGGACCAATCAACTGAAAACGTTGTTGAAGTTAAATTAAGTATCGGGGGTTCTGCTATCCCCGGTAAGGTGATTCGTGAAGCAGGATTCTTTGATGGGTCTTTACTTTTTGGTCGTGAAGCATTTGATGGTGTAGGGCCTTTTACATCAACAGAAACTTTAGAAATTTTCTTCGTTATTGAGGTGGAATGATATGGTAAGCAATCCGGGATATTATAGTCAAATGGCTACAGGTGGTTCTTTAACACAAATTGAAGACGGTGTGGATAACCCACACACAGGTTTAATTAAAGCCCTTAGTTTAGGTGTAGCAGGAAACTACGTTATTAGCGGATTTGATGCTACTTCTGTTACTGCAACTTCCGCCACTATTGCCGCAGGTGTAGTTTTAAGAGATGGAAAAAGGGTAGCAATTTCAGGAAGTGGTGTTTCCCTATCAACGACACACACTACCGGTTATCACTTGCTAGTTGCTCGTTCTTCTGCTTTAGCGGTAATTAATCCTACTGCTGCAAATAAGGTTCCTGCCTTTACTTCCGGTGATGTTCCTATTGCTATTCTTGCGCATACGGGTAGCAATCCAATGCAAATTCAATATTTTGGAACAGGAAAGAAAGAAAATTCTCTTAGTGTTGCTTATGACGATTCAGGATATACTGAAGCAGGTGCGTTAACAGGTGATGCTAACGGTATCACAATGACGGGTCTGTATAAATTAGATACGTTAAATACCGCTACAGTTGCTGCAAATGATAAGGTAATCATTCAAGATACCGATGGTTCTGATGAAATTAAGACTGTTACTGCTCAGTCTATTGCTGAACTTTCTTCTTACTCAGACGCCAACGCTATTGCTGCTGTCGAAGGTGAGTCCACACTAGAATTGCAATCGGGAGTTACTGTAGGAACTGATTTGAAATTATCCACATCTTCTGACAATGTGATTATTGAAAACGTTACACAAGATAAAGACATCATTTTTCAGATTGACGACGGTGGTTCAGATACGGAAGTTATGCGTATTGACGGTTCAACTTCAAGAGTTGGTATTGGGACTGATACACCGGATGCAAAGTTGCATATTCAAGGGGACGCTAACGATGATGTAGTGG